GATGGAACGAGCAGATGATCTCATGGTATCGGGGGTATCGTAGAAACTGAAACCATAGACTGAGGTAGCTTCACCGGAATTACGTTGAGCGGCCTGAGTGATGAGGTAGCGGTTTAGATACTGAATAACCACAGGAGAAGAAGTTAGGGGCTGAATCATATCGCACTTGCGATTGCTTCCGGGTAGGGGAGCAGCTAGAGAAGCGATAGCGGACATGTAGGTTTCATCAGAAGCGGTGGTTAGACCGGTATCAGTTGGAACCTGCAAGCAGGCAAAGATTTGTCCACCATTCTGCACATAAAGCATGGCAGCTAGAGAGAGCTTATTAGAAGGAGTAGGCTGACCATAAGCAGCGTAAGCATCAGCAGTGTTAGTGTAGAGTCTTAGTGCCATATCAGCAGCGGTCTTGGCTACCGAGTAGGTGGCATAGTAGAAATCACCAACAGCGGGGGTATTGCCAGACTTGTTGTAAGTGGTGATGATGTTGGTATCAGGGTTAACTGAACCTCCGCCAGAATCTCTCATTCCGTAGGTTGAGACAACTTCAACCTTCAATCCTGGCATAGCGATTGTTGGAACAACTGAAGTCACGCGACCAGCAGCTTTACTAACGATGAAGGTGAGGGTATCACCTGGACGATAGTGATAAGAAGGAGAGGGTAGGACAGTGTAGCCAAAGTTTAGAGCATCTAGAGGATTGACTAGAGTGAACTTGACACCAGTTCCAGCATCAATGTAAGTCTGGTTTAAGTAGCCAGAAGTTCCTACAGGGGTTCCACCACCAGACCAGTTAGCATAAGCTGGAGTAGTAGCACCACCAGTTAGGGAGAAGCCATCTGCTAGGACTTGTCCAGAGGTTCTGGAAGAAGTTACCTTGTAGCGATTAGCATAAGGGGTAGTAGCTAGGTTCTGTCCACCGGCTAGGGTAGCCACACCACCAACAGTTACCTGAGTGGAAGAAGGAATACCGGAACCAGGAACCAAAGAAGCAATGATCTGAGTAGTAGGAGAAGTTCCTAGAACTGTATCAACAGCATAAGTAGTTAGGAGGGTGATTACATCTTGTAGGGTTCTAGTAGAGCTATCACCTTTTACAATGTTGATGGTTAGAGCATTATTTCCAGTCACAACTAGAGCGGCGGCTCCATCAGCACCAGCGGCAGATACAAGCTGAACAGTGAATCCGTTAGCGAAAGAACCAGGAGTTTGAGCAGTGAATAGTAGTCCAGCATTTGCAGAGCTACCAACTCCAACAGCAGAGGCTTGAGCAGCTAACTGAGTGGTATAGGCTAGGCTATCATTTTGGAAAGTGACAGTGATAGTTTCATCAGGAGATTTGCTGGCGACAGTGAATAGGTCAGGAATAGATAGACCATTTGCTACGGGCCAAACAATTCCTGTAGTGGCAAAATTGCTTTCGTATACGGCAGAGGTTCCTACGGTAACTGGAGGAATAATAGCTCCAGTTTCATTAGAGATAGTGTAAGTTCCTTGTCCAGTTACACCAGCAGTTTTAACGGCTAGAGTAAAGGTGTGATCGTTGATTACATTGCGATAGTAAGAAGCATATACATTTCCAGAGGTTGGAGGATTGTATAGTTTGACAGTGGCCGAATTACCAATGACCTGGATGACTCTTACCGCGCCAGCAGCCAAGGCAGCAGCGGGGGAGGTTCCCACATAAACCTGGACTAGAGCAGGATTGTTAGTAGCACGATCTAGACCGGAGCTATCGGTGGGGACATCAGGTAGAGTGAAGACAGCATTTTTGCCATTTACAACGCCACTTGCTTGCTGTAAGTAGACCTTTTCATCAACCATTGAAGCAACAACATGAGAAGCGTCAAAAGGAGTGTAGCCAGCGGTCCATTGACCAGTAGCATCAGTTACCGAAGCACCCCATAGAATGGCAGAATCACCATTAGGTAGAGTCTCTAGAACGTAGTCCTGTCCTTCGATGAAGTCAGCACGATCAGGACCGTAACCCACCATAGAGATAGAGGAAACATTGCTAGAAGGTAGAAGATCATAGGTATCTTGATAGTTGTTAGCGTAGTAGCTGATAATGACAGTCTGGCCAAAGGTTACAGGGTTGGCTAGGGTGACTAGACCGTTAGGTCCATCGACAGCCTGAACTTGAACCTTGACGCTATTAACGGTAACCGATACTTTAGTTGGGTCAGAAGTGACTACTCCACCATTAGTTCCATCTACGATTGGGAACTGAGTAACTTGGAAAGTTACATTTGAGGAAGGTCCAGCACCACCAGCAAAAGTTGTGGCTCCAACAGCAACAGCACCATCTCCACCGTGACCAGTGGCAATAGAAGTAACCACTAGGTTACCACCATCAGCGGTAGCAATACCAGAAGCGATTAAATTGCTTAGCTGGTTGAGAGTTCTTAGAGCAACTAGGGTTACGGTTCCAGTGCTGTCAGCCCCGGCAGTTGAAACTGCTTGAGAGACAGTGATGACCAATCCGCCTGGATCAACAACAGTGACAGTGAAAGTTCCATCATTTGGAGCCTGAGTTCCTCCGAAATTTGCTAGGATAACAGAATCACCAACTTTGACACCATCAGTAATCAAAGAACCAGAAGCGCGAGTGAAAGTCTTAGCCCCAGAGTTAGAGGAAATTGCAATTCCAACAGCAATGCTCTTAGGCATCTGTTGGAGTTCGATAGAGATAGCATCAGAACCGATTCCGGATACCGCTAAGGAATCAGTAGTAGGAGTTACCTTGGTTAGAGCTAGGCTAACATTGTTGCCCAAAGCGCCTGGGTTGCTTAGAGACAAGACCAAATTGGCTTGTGCAGTCCAAGTAGCGAAGGCGGGAACCTGATTGGATACATTATCAGAGAAAGCGGTATCCTTACGTTTGAAGTTGTAAGTAGCGGTTAGGGAGGTACCAGCAACATACAAATCCTGAGTCTGGAAGACACCAGTAGTTCCGTCTAAAGCGGTAATTACCACAGGAACACCATTAGCAAGAACAGTGATATCCGTAGTAGTAGAAGTTGTAGTTCCAGTTCCATCACCCTTGACTACAGGGAAATAGGAGAGAGCGAACTGTCTCTTGGGGGGAAGAGCATTGCCACTATTGTCATAAAACTGAGAAGAAAGATTCTCATTTACAACCAAGTCATCGGCTACTGCGCTTGACCCACGATGTAGAGATTGATTGCTAACTGTAAGCTGTTCAGCACCTTCTCCAACAAAGACAGGAATTCTCAAGTTCCCGAATAGAATAGTACCGGGGTTGCTTACGGTCTCTCTTGTGTAAACTCCTGGTTTGGTGTACTGTGCAAAAAGTGCCATGTGTTCTCTCCCTTGAGGTATAATTCAGCAGTTCAATAGCCCTTAGAATATAAAATCCGTTCAAAATAAGGTTCTGAAAGATGTTTTTCTTTACACTTACGCTCCTAAGATTTTTGCATCTGTCGAACTATCATACTTTGGCTTATGTCCTGTCTTAGCCAGAACCTCAGTCGCCTCAGTTCTTTTTGCCTTGGTCTCTTCCGAAATTGGAGCATAACCTTCTTTCGTCATAGTGAGCCCAACAGATCCGGTTTCTTTTCTAACTTTATCTCTGACTTCTTGCTGAGCATGAATGCTCTCCCATTTTCTGTTGGCATCTTTGCCAATCATAATATCCAAAGGGGCTTCTGAAAAAGTAGAACGTCCTAAAGACACGCTAGAAGGCATTGGCATAAAAACAGCCACTCCCCCACATTTAGAACAAGAAATTGACATTGGAACTTCTTTTGACCCAAGAATTACCTTCTCAGTAAGAACACCACATTCACACTTATATTCTCTAAGAGCCATAATTTCTCCTTTAATGGGCTACATTAACTATAATACGGTAAAAATCTTGAATTACCAAAAGCTGTTATTCTAGATAGTGGAGTTGCTTTGCCAGGAAAATCTGAAACTGCCAAGTCTTCACTCACATCTATTGAGAATTGGGCTATTCTGGTAACTAATGGTACCCTTACTTCCCAATCTGCCATACCAGAAACTCCTAAAGTATAGGTAGTAGAGGGAGCGGTAGAGGAAGAGTCTCTTGCATCCGTTTCTGAATTTTTACTTATCTCAAAGATTGTAATTCCAGCAGTTTCCATTCTATTTCTCCCATTTACTAGGAGATATGATTTGATAACTTCTGATATCTCTGAGGCTGTCATACGATCATTTGCTTTAACTTTGATGTCGAAGGAAATGTTGTCCTTAGACCCATATATTTCATAAACTTCAGAATTTGTTGGAGATACTAAAATAGCACACTGATCTCCAACAAAAACTTGATCTCCAATTGCGATTGACAATCCTGGGATGATATCCTTATTAATAGCAAGTTTATGAGCAGATACAGTGAACTGCCCTTCATTCATTTTTGTTTGCCAGCTATAAAAGTCACCGGTATTAAGAAGGGTGTTTAGCCAAATAGCCCCATTAATATTGGTGAAATCAGAATCACTATAGAGATTGCCCGAAGAACTATAAAAAGTTGTTTCTCCTGTAGCAAGTAGTTCATCTGGGGCCAGGGTAGCAATATTATTTTCTGGGTGAGCGGCTAAAACTTGAGAGGGGTCAGCTTTAACGATAAAAGTAGCAGTTAAGGTGGAATTAGCTGGAGTCCAAGCTGAAGTAGAAATTCTTCCTGGTCCCTCCATAACATAATCTTTATTCAACACTAAAGTATAATCATCTTGATCTACAATTGACATAGATAGGTAATTTGCAATAGGAAGATTTATACTCTGAACTCCTAGGACAGTAGAAGTAGTAATTACTTCTTCTTGATTTCGTTGATACCAAAAATCGGTCATTGGGACTAAATGATTAGACCCTATTTTTAGTTGTAACAGATTATTACTAAAAGAGTTAATGGCGATATTATTACCCTGCAAGGTGTATTGAATTGTGGGATCAACTGGTACAACAGAAGCTACATTAATGCCGGGAGCAAAATAAACTAGCGATCCAGTGGCATAAGAGGATGAAGCATTTACCCATCTATACTGTTGCACGGTTAGCCCGACTTCTCGTGTGCTTTCATCAACAGAATCAACATTTAGATAATAGATTCCGGATTTTGGAAAAGTTGATTTGTTCTTTAGTTCCTGTACCCATTCAATAAATAGACCATCAGCATTTTCTAATTTGCATAAAACGGCTCTACCATATTGGGTAGACATAAAATAGTCACTACTCAATCGGGTGCCCTCAGAGGCAATAGAATCAATCGTAACCCTTAAATCCCCCCAGGCTACCATTGTATTTGTATGTACAGTGACATCCCCACCTAAATTTCTGAAGCGGGGATTCCTATTTACAAGGTCTCTGATTTCTCTGAGTAGATAGGAAGATAGGTTCTCCCCTGTTAGGTCTATCATTGGACACCTTTAATTCAGGTAGTCAGCTACAGCCACAGGAGGAGGAACCTTTACGTTCACTGGGTCAACCCACATAGCAATGGATCTACGAATATCAGAAGTTCCGACATTGGCAATTTGTCTTGGATACCAGCGGTTCTGAATCTCTACTCTAGAGTCCCAATCGTAAGCCGTAATGACCCACTGAGAGCCATCGTGGGCTTCAAAGGCACTTCCGGGAATCAAATAGGTGAAGAAGGTCTCATCCCCCATTATAGGGCTTAGAGGGTTAGGCTGAGTGGAATCAATGCCAGGGGCTTTCTGGGCAAATGGAGAAGTTGCTACCTCAGTATCAACAGTTTTGACGAAATCAGCAATAGCCTCAGCTAATTTTGTATGGGTTATTGGCATAGAATACCTCTTTCACATAGGGTTGGAAAGTTAATTTTAAATGGCTTTGATTTCATCCGGGTTGAAAAATATTCTTACACCCTCTGGATGTTCGGGGTCTTTCAGGGCCTTCTCCAGTTCATCCAGGAGCAGGACCGCGTGGGGCTTATAAACTTACCCTCAACTCCCACAGCGGGAATCAAAGATCCAGGATCGGATACTTCTTTAATGACTTTGATTTTACTTCCATAGGATAGTCCCATATCAGCGGTAAGGAATTTGGCCTTAAAATTGAATTGCTTAGACGATTCTTTGGAGTTTTCTTTATTAGCTTCAGAGGTATAGGACCCTTCTTCTCCATAATCAGGATGCATACGAAGTCCGGTATCGGAATTATCAGCTTTCTTTTTAGAGCTAGTTTTACCTTTAGTTAACCAATCAGTTACATTATTCCCAGCATGAGCTTTAAATCTATTAAGCACAGACTCTTCAAATTCGTTAGAAACAAATTGATTTATAAGGGATCTAAGCTGGTAACCAGTTCTTTTAACTTCAGGATCTTGAGAGGAAAAAAGCTCGGATACTGGATGTTTGGCTAGAAATTGACCTAAAGGTCTGCCCTTTACTTGAAGGGTCTCTTTTAATTGGTCAAGCTTTTTAGCTATACCATACCACACAGAATTAACGGCTCTAGTATCTTCTCGCCCAATCCATTTGTCATCTAGACCCCAATCAGCGGATCTTTTAGAAAATAATTTAGATTTGATTCGCATTTTATTGCTCCTTAGGTCATGATGTTTCCGAAGACAACCGTTCTGCCTTCAGGTTTAATTTTGTTTTCCCATAGTGTAGCTGTAGGAGGTGCGTTTAGTGGACTAGTTACAGGTTCATCAGCAGGAGTGACATTCTGATATCTAGGATCAACAATAATTGGTGGTGGATTAGTACTTAATGGAATCAGATAGCGAGTATCTTTAGGTTGCAATAATTCTACATCAAAATCTTGTTGTAGAAGAACTCCCCTAGGTGTTTTATACACAGGGTTTGCAATTACCATACGTTCCCCATTACGTCTTACAATCATATCCCCCGCATGAATAATGGGTGTTCTAGTTAGATAGCTTCTAGAAGTTCTTTCAACTTTAGCTCCGCCTTCATCAAGCGTTCTTACAGCCGCGACATCGGGATCAATGAACAAAATATCCAGAGGACCGTAATAGCCACCAACAATCCCAGTCTCATAACAGGAAGGGCAACCAGTTCTAGGTTCATTATTCGAAATAGTGCAAGCGCAAATAACTCCTTTGGTCTTTCTTATCATCAAATAAGCAGGTTCTCCACTTTGTTCAAAAATCCACTGATTGCGGCGAACCATTTCAGCCTGCATGAAATCCATGCTATCTACTTCTAGGGTATTTCCAATAGGTGTCCCAACAGATCCAGGGGTATGTTCTTCAGTCCCATTATTTAAAACAGGGACTACAGCATAAAAAGTCCCCACTGTAGACATAAAGATATCAACATAATTAGTTAATTTTTTGTATGTTACTACAGCCGATACATCTGAAGGGGAAAGATCGGGGTTTAATTCTTGAGCCAATAGTAATGGGTTATAAGCACTAGTTTCAGTGCTTCCATTTGCAACTAACGTATCGACTTGAGATAGATAAACTAAACCCTCTTGGCCATCGACTCTGCCGGGACGAAGGGAGGTCCCATTCACCATCAAAGATACATCGTCTGGATGATTAGATATTGTAGCCCTACCCTTTACGGCAGCACTCCATAGAATATCGGGAACTTTGATTATCCATTGGCCATCAATTCCAAATGATACCCAATCGGTTGGTTGGACAGTATAGATGACCGGAGTTAGGATAGTTTCATCCCTATATAAATGACCGGGCCAGGGAGAAGTATTCAATTTTTCCCATAAATCTGGATAATTATAAGCTCTATAGATGTTATAACCAACAACTTTAGGATTGGGGTCATCTACCCAGTATAAATCCCTAGATCCGGTAAACGAGCTATTTAAAATAATCAGGTCTTGTATCATGTATGCCTTACAACAAGAAGCGTTGTTGTCTCAATCCGGCTGAGAAGGGTCTATTCAAAGTGGCTTGAGTAGCTATTTCCTTGAATTCATTTGCATAAGCATCTCCCAAAGATTGGTAAGTGCTTGCTTTATTAATATCTAGGCTGACTCCATTTAAGGAATAACCAAACTCTTCAGCGGCCCAACGAGAAGCTTCAGCAGATAGACACTTAGCGGCGGCTCCGATAGTGGCAATCA